TTTTGATATACTTTTCGTACTGCGGTACGTCTGCATCAGACTCAAACTCACAATCGTAAAAGCATACATTCATCAAATTTACAGGAGTCTTAGCAACAACTCTCAGTGTTACCACTGTGCTAGGCTCTTCATCTTCTAACCATTCAACTTCAGGAACATTGCCCTTGAATGTTGTAAACTTCTTATAGTCAATGCCCTCTTCGTCTTCTGAAGGCTCTGGATAGAAGTCTATTACTTCTCTCTCGCCCACATAGAGCTTGCAAGAAGTAGGCTTGCCGGAAGCTTTGAAGTAATATGATTTTGCCCCATCTACAGAGAAGGTCATTTCATCATTAACGATTGAATATGTCTTAAATGTCTTATCCCCCAACATATTCTTAAAGGGATAATTGATATACTCATACTCTTTAATGATGAATTTTCCGGCTGTGGAAAGAAGCTGTAACGCCTCATTACAAGCCTGGGGCATAGCGTTTATATATTCCATGTTGGCAGAATCGTTAGGCAATGCAGTTGATGATCCTGATATGGAAAACATTTTTTGTAATGTAGCGTATTTTATATCCTTCCAGGTTGTCATTTAAGCCTTCTTTCTCCCTCTCCTTGGTCTCTTAACCTCTTCTACAGGGGCTTCTTCCTTTACCTCAACAGGGGCTTCCTTAACAGGTGCCTCTACTTTCTTAGGCTTCTCAACTACCTTGTAGCCATAAGCCTTCTCATTCATTACATAAGTGATTTCTACAAGCTGATTGCCTATAGTAATCTGATCTCCAACTTTAAGCATGGCTTTTCTCCCTAAAATAAAGGGACCGGAGATAAGTCCGGCCCCTCTCAAACACATCAAAGTGACTGTGCATCAGCATCAGATGATCCGATAAGTGCAACATGACGCCAGTTAGTGAAAGCAAGTGAATATCTCTCAAAACCGTTGTAAACCATGTTCCTGGACTCAACCTTAACTTCGTTCTCGATATCAAGAGGAGTTCTGCTGTAGAGCTTAGTTCCCTGAAGCTCTTTCAGTGCTTCGCTTGACATGATGATAAGAGGATGGTTGTCTGCTGCGATTGTAGGTGTCCAAAGAGGATTTACAATGAGTTTCCAGCGTCCTCTCTGTGTGTTGATATCGTTGTTGTTGCTGCCAACTTCACCGTCAGATCCGATAACTCTCTTGATGAAGTCTTCGTACTCAGGATCGTTACCAGGGCAGATAATTGTATCTGCTGTGAAGCCAAGTACCTCACCACGATCATCTTTGAAGTTTCTCATTGCGTTTGCAACCTTGTTAAGAACAACAGTGTTGCTTCCAAGAACGTCAGAGAAGTGGTTGCCCTGTGTTACGCCAGAACCAGCGTTCTTCAAAGGATGCGCAGAATTGAACAGTGCAAGTGCATCAGCACAAGCAATGTCAAGACCTGACTGTCCGCCAAAAGTCATTGTAGTTGTTGAACCAACAGAAGCCGCAAGTGCAGCGGTAACGAACTTAGCTCTTGTTCTCTTAGAAGCCTGAACAAGATTTACAACCTTCTGCTCTGCCTCGTCCCACATATTATCGTCTCTCATTTCCTTAGAAATGATTACACTCTTTGAGAAAGTGTTGTGAGCGATAAACTTAGCGTAGCCCTCTGCGTATGTGTCCTCTGCTGCATCTGCGCCCTCAGCCTTGATACCGTAGTCTCCGAGACCTCCCATTACTGTGGACTTCTCGCCCCATCTCTTAGACTTCTTCTCAACGGTGAGACCTTTTACCAGGTCGTCATACTTGTTCTGCTGTGCGTCAGCATCATAGATTTTAGCGTCCAGTATGGTCGCCCACTCGTTCCACTGATCGCCATTCTTGGTATTATCTCTAATTGTAACTGCCATAATGATTATCCTTTCTTCGCTTTAAGCGTCTGGTTGTACAGTGCTTTAAGCTCTTTAACACTCTTCTCAGGAAATCTATCCTGGAAAGTTTCAAGCATATTTGCCGGAATGTCTTCCAGTGAGTCGCTTGTGGTAATTCCAGGAGCATTTGATAAATGTGCCTGTCCTTTTACCTGATTGACTACTGCCTGTCTTGCGGCTGCTGTCTTAGAGCTTGAAAGCCTGTCAAAGTTTACTAGTTTGTAGGCATCTACTAACCTCATGCCAGACTGTACTTTTTCAAGCACCTGTGGGAATGAAGGATCATTCATAATAGCGTCTTTAGAAGTGAGTGTAGGGTCCAGCTTTAATACTTCTGCTATGTCCCTATCTACCTCTTGCTGCGCTCTCATGTTGGTTAGCTCTGCCATCTGTGCCTCTGCCTGTCTTACGACTGGGCTGTTGGCAATAAGATTGTCGATTAGCTGGGGGTCTATATTGTTTTCCTGTAGCTTCTGTCTAGCCTGAAGTCTCTCCTGGGCTGCCATAGCGTCCATATAGTCCTTTGCGCTTCTAATCGGCTGTCCGGTCTCTGGATTGTTATATCCACCGAACTGCTTCGCATACATGGCATCAATCTCGGCTGCCCTTCTCTCGGCTGCCTCCATTTTTCTGCGCATATCTGCGAAAGCTGCGTTTACTTCCGGTGACTGAGGTTGAGGATCGGCGGCTTCCTCGGTTACGCCTTCTGTCTCAGTCGGCTCGGCTTCAACGTTACTGACTGTTTCAGGTTCAGCGACTTCCTGAGTGTTTTCGCTTCCTTCGCTCCCTTCAACCTCTGCAAAAAACTGAAGCTCCATCGGCAGCGCATACTCATTTCTTTTCATATTTGGTTCCTTTCATTTAGGGTTTTTGCGCTTCCCCAAGCGAATTTAGGTATTAAAAAAGCACCCTCTCGGATGCTTGTAACCTACTCTGCGTCATTGTCCTGTGAGACAATCATAGGTGTATATACTGCTTTAACGTCCTTGTTATGGTTAGGACAGTCCTTATTCCGGCAAGTAAACATTTGCTTCGTGAATAACTTTCCATCATTCATAACATAGTCTGTTGCCTTTATTCTCATTTCTGTATCACATAAGGGGCATTTCATTTGGCATACCTCCCTCCTGTGGCATTTCTTGGGCTTGCATCTGCTGTGCCATCTGCTGTTGCTGACTTATCCTGTCTTCCACAAGATTAAGAATGACTGAAGCATTTGGATATCCATTTGCTTTCATAATGGTCCAGTAAGCTCTTGCTGTTTCAAGATCACCTACAGGTCCAAAAGCACCGGACTGCAACTTCATATCTGTCTGATTCCACATTGCTTCTCTGTTCTGCATAAGAGTTGATGTAGGATCAGTCTCAAATATGAATTCATCATCCCAGTAAAACTCACCATTTGCATCAATCCTTAAAAACTCTTTGCGGTCTAGCTGGTCGTGTTCCGGCTGTCCGTCCTTATCAGTTGATGTGATAGGTGAAGGATCTTCTGAAAAGGCAAGCCAAAACTTAAACATGATCTCATACATTTTGGCGTATGCTTCGTTTTTCAGTGTCCTCTTAGAGTCCAAACGTCCGGCAGCCTGATTGATAGCATACTGTTTAGCTGTTCCAGTCCTTGCTGAAGCGTCATACTTACCTTGGTAAGAGTCTGTAATACCAAGTGCTGACTTAGCCCAGTTATAGTTTGTTTCCAAGTAATTTTGGTCGAACTGGATATTTGGCTGAAGATTCATTACATCAATCAGCGACTTATCCCCAGCGTTCTCAATTCTAACTATGTTGAACTGCTCTCCGTCCTTTTCTATTTCAAGGTTTCTCGGCAGAATGACAAGTGATCCGCCCATAAGGAGCTTTTCATTCATCTGTGTACCAAGTTTCTTGATGGTATCTTGCTGGTCCAGGATAACTTTTACATCAGACTCACCAAGGAGCTTGTTCTGTGCTGTGATGTTCTTCCTCAGAATTACCGGATATACGTTAGGCTTGTAGTACGGTATCTTCTTCTTTTTCCTCTCGATAGTCATTTGAGGCTGTCCGAACTCGTCCATTACAGGATTTCCCATTTCGTCAACCATAGGTGTCTCTGAGAAATCGTAAGGATCTACTGTTCTAGGCTCGCCCTTAACTTTAATCTCGATAGCGTCAACAAGCTCTTCGTAGTCCTCTCTGGTCTTTTTAGACTTCTTGCTGCCACATTCAGGGCATTTACCATCAACCATGACTGCGCCACACTTATCACACCTATCAAGGTATCTGGCCTCATACTCTTCAAGGTCCAGTAACTTAACGTAGTCACACCAAGCAAAAATACCGACTCCACCATCTTCATTGCGGTAAAATGCGGTATTTACTGTCACAAGATCATCATTTGTGCTTGCGCCTTCTATTCCTTCTGTAAGGCCGTTTGAATCGTCATTTTGGCAGTCGGAAACGTCCTCTCCGTACACTCTCTTGACTGTTTTCTTAGTCATAAGCTCCTGGATGAAGAAGTAGTCCATCTCGTCAAAGTCAATCACGCCTGGCTGTGGGATGATCTTCTTAGGATGAAGCTCGGTTATCTTTAGATCGCCTACTTCTGAGTGAAGTCCTCTCTTAACATCCCACTCAACCCTTGTAAAAGACCCTCCAACAATGGGTACTGTCCTCTCTACGGAGTCATTCATCAGTACAAGGCCACAAGTTTTCACCTTGTTTTCCAAGAATTTCTCCATTTTCTTAGCCAGTTCATCATCTTCAGGGTGAATAGCTCTTATCCTCGGCATGGGGATTGAGGAATCTACCTGAGACTCGATAAGCTCATAGACAATATTCCTGACATTTGTTGCCAGCTTTGTAGGATCTGTGCCCCTGTTAGGGTCTGCCTGTACACTACGATCACCTTTATAGTATTTTTCATAGGTTTTCATGGCCTTTAGCTGGTCTTCATACTGTGATCTGGCAAAATCCAGCTTACTCTGCCATTTCTGTACGTCTTTTGGCGTTTCTAGCTTGTCTTTTGTCTTATTTACCATCTTTTTAAACCTCTCAAACATTACTTAGGCTCTCCCCATATCGAAATAA